TCTAAGCCTGAAAAGTCTAAATACGGGTTGGCTTTTACAACTGTCTGCACTTCTTCTACAAGTTCGACGCTTTTAGGCGGAGTTACGATCAACATGTTGTCAATCATATTTAATGTTAGGTTAAGTATCGCAGGGCTAGAAGGAGCCTGTTCAAACATAGCAACCGTTGTAGCTTGGTAAGGCTTGTTCAAAGTAACACTGCCCATACCAGTAGATACTACAATCTCGCCAGAGGATATACCGTTGGCATCAGGCAGTAAGATAATAAGACTTTTGCCGAACTCATCCACTGTGCAAGTAAAGTCTGTACCACGTATGGCTATATTGGCCGTAGGTGTGGATAGTGTGATGTTGCGTTTGTCTATCTTGCCAAGTTGCCCTGTAATGAAACGAGCAGTACCACTGGCAAACTTAATTGTCATCTTAGACTTACTGGGGTTGGGGTCGTAGATATACTCGTCAATAATGAGTTCACTATGCTCAGTCAGTTTGACGCGGCTGTCATCCTCAAAGGTTATAGCCATTCGGCCATTAGATGTCTGTACGTTATCAAGCGACTGAATACCTAGGTCAAGTTCAGCCCCTAACTCTTTATCTCTAACAACCTTTGCGTAGCCGTTTAGTTCAGATATTGCGCCAATATCAGCAGCCTGTAGCGGTTCCCTGATCATCTTGTTGAACACAAACAGTGCCATTAGAGCCGTTAGAAGTAATCGTAACCCAATCTCTTGCGAGTGTGCTTGCTTGAGTAACATTAAATGTCCTTGAGCCTCCAGTATGATCTAACCAAAAGTAACCACCTGAGCTGGCAGTAACGCCTGTCCCAGTATATGTGATTGTGTTATCAGAGCCATCAATATCCATATAGTTTGTTGCGCCGTCAATATTGATACTGGAAGTAACTGTGTTATTAGAACCTTGTATGATCCAATCTAGATCTAGTGTTGCTGCTAATGCACTGGTTGCTTGGTTTAAAGTGAGTGTGTTACTACCGCCTGTGACTGCAACATTTACATCACTAGAATCTGCGCCATACGTGTTGCTGGTATCAGTCGCTACAGTCATCTCATTGCTAGAGCCTGTAAATAAAAACAAACCCGTATAGTTATCAGCAGTGATGTCACCTTTCCATAAGTTACTAGAACCTATCTGGTTTATATCTAGCGTGTTGGTTGTACCGATAAAATCAAAGTCAGTCAGCGTTCCAGGAACAGAGCCGACACCACCAATAAGGTTAGATCCCCCTTGTTGTTCAAGATCTATGTTTGCCGTAGCTCCCGACTGATCCATCCAGATTTCGTTATCAGCAGCCAGTAATTGACTTGCCCAACCAATATACAGATAAAGCACTACAACAAGAGAAAGAACAAGTAAACTATCGTCTTCTTTATTCATCTTTTTTACTCCAGTATTTTTTAGCTATACCGTCGTTAATAGTTTGCAATACTGCCGTTTCGATTGCTGCTTGGAGTGCAATGTTTATTGACTCATTTTGCACTGAACCGTTTTCTATCTCTATTAACTCTGTACCATTTGCTACAAATTTAAATACATCTTCGTTATATGCTACACTAAGTACGGTCTTTGTGACTAAAACTTCTAGCAACACCCGCCCTGTTAACACTGATATTGTACGTAAAGACACAGAAAGCGTATCTCTCCTATAGCTTTTAGACAAGCCGATGCCTAAGTATCTAGCCCCAACACCACCAGAGGTTACGTTACTTTCGTACCCTACTACACTACCTTGCATCAGTAACCCTGCGAAAAGTAAAGGTTTTAGCTTTTGCTTCTCTTTAAAGTCATTTCTAGCAGAACGAATAAGCTGCCGCTCTTTTGCAAGATAATCTAAACCAACACGGTCTACTACATCAAAGAACCCTTGTTTCTCTGATCCCGCATGGTGTAACGCCCGTATTAGATAAGCAGAAGGATTTTGTGTGACAGCCGTACTGAAGCTAGCATACTCACCGTTGCTTCTGCGCTGCCCCGTATCATCTACAAAAGCTCCTGCATATACAGCAATCACAGGTTTCTTTTCTGGTGGGTCTACACGGGCTAATTCTGTAATAAGAAGTTTGCGTACCGTGGCCTTCTCAATCTTTGGTAGAACGTGGTTGTTAACTGACGCGCAGCTAGAAAGTAAAGCTGCCAATAGGCACAGATATAGTAGTTTTACCACCATCAGATTCATTGATTGTAAGTGTAACCTTATCTCCATCAGTGCTGTAATCCACTTGATTGCCTTCTAGCGTAAAACTCCCACTCTCAGATTTTGTCTCTCCAAACATGTTATCGACAAGCTGTCTGGATAGCTCTGCATATATTCTACTCTCTAAATTACGTATAAACCTAGCAAGCGTTGTGTTGTTAGAGTCACGCGCCAGCTCTTCTTTATACGCTTGTATCTCTTCTTTGATCGCTTTATCACGATTAAATTGTTGGTTTTCTATGGTGAGATAATGGGATGAAGTAGCATTGCCGGAGAAACTAGGGTTCTTAAACTTAAACAACATCTCATCAGCAGACACATTACCTAAAGATACTATGATTGCAAAAACAAGAAATATACATACGGCCATAACAACGACAATGTGGCCTATAATGCTAGCGGCTGTTTTTAGTATCTTTACGATCTGCTGCTTCACGTAACTCTATCACCGTATCTAGTTTCTGCTGTAGCCGAATAATATCATTATCCAACATTCGTATTCTGTCAATCAAGCCAATCAGAGTCACCATCGTTTCCCCTAACTTTACCTTAATCTCATTCGTTATAAAACCCCATATGAAATAAATCATATAGAGCAAACCAACTGTGGCAACAATCGGGAACCCATACTCATTAATTAGTTGAGCAATATCCATTAGTCGCGCCTTGCGTCTTCTTTCCCATCAGCTCTTGAAATGCGGTCTAAGTCCGGGCGTAATCCAACCACGCTACACATCGTGCAGTCCATTCTCACCATATCATGGTTCATGGTCTTTACCCGGTTGTCTAGGTTGCCAACTATATTATGGATAGCAGATACTTCGCCCACTACGGATTGTAAGATATACTTTATTGTAAGGAATATAAAGAAGCCACCAATCAAGGACATCGCTATCGGAAATCCTACTTCAGCTATTAGCGCAAATGCTTCGTTCATTATTGCTCTTTAGTAGTGGTATCAGGTTTATCCCAATTTTCTGAGTTATAAGCAGCCACTCGCATTCTTTGTACTAATCTTTCTGCTCTATTAGGCACTTGAGTGTACCAACGAGAGTCAATCATAGCGTCTGCGGCGGCATTATAATCACGAGCTTCAATAGCTTTTTTAAGATCTTTAAACTGAGTTAGTCTAGTACGCCCTAAATTAAACATCATATTTGCAAGAACGCGTTGCACACTTTCTGGTAAACTATAAAAATCTTTATATAAGATTACGCAATCTTCTAATACTATTTTTATATCTTTTTCAAAACAATCGTGAACACGTAATTGCTCTACAGGCTTTCCGACAACTAAAGGATATTCAGGATCTGTGGGCAATACTAGATGCCCAATACCAAATGTCTTTTTACCTAGATGGTCTAAATAAATAGAAAATACACACCCTTCGTCTTGTTTAAGTTCTTCTTTTAAAAGGTCTATGTTCATTTTAGAACTCTTTATTGGGGGGCACCATTTTAGCTTTACCAATGTTTAATGCTAGCACTTCAACAATCTTATACAGTTTGCCGATTAGCTCATCATCTTTTGGTGTAGCTGTTACAGAAGCTACAAAAGATGCTCCGCAAACAACTGCTGATATAATGCCTATTGCTTCAATTATAAAATCAAACATGTCTTACTCCTTATCGTAGTCTCTATAAAATTTAACAATCATTAATATGTTTTTAGTATACCTTTTTATTTCAGCCATGTTCATAGCTAAATTTTCATACTGTTTGGTTGTTAGTGAATAATAAGGTTTAGGGGGTGCTTTGCCTTCTTTAACTAAAGCTAGGTACTCTGTCATTGTATCTGGAGTAAGTATTTCAAACTCAATATCTGTTAGCTGCATCTCCATTGGTAATGGTGGATGATACATCGGCGGCCGTTCTGCTATAGTTTTAACTTCTACCTGCTTAGTGTTCGGCATCATAGAGCAACTGCTTAATAAAATTATACTAACCGCGAACAGAAGAAACCGCATTTGGCACCTCTATTTCAGGGCTCTCAGGTGCTCTGCTTTTAGTTTCGCTGGGTGTGAGTACTGGATTAGAAGCGTCAGAGGCCTCTTCTTTTGGGTCAAATTGGCCAGGGTCTGTTAATTTAATTAAAGACTCTTTGAGCTTCTTAGTCCCGTTATTAACTCTTGATTCAATCAATCCTGGCTTAGCTAACGCCATACTATTCATGTCATGCTTTGCAAACTTATCTCGCAAACCATTAAATTCTCTAAGAGCTTGGTTTTTTTCTGCTTCCAAACTGTTTAGTTGAAAACTTATGTGCTCTTGTTTTTTTAGATATGCATCAATAGAGTTATTCTGATCTTCTATCTGGGTTTCAAGAACTATTTGATTACCTTTTAAAATTGCCATTTGGTTATTTAAGTAACGAATGTAACCTGCAGACCCGGCTATAGACGTTACTAATAAAAGTCCTAATATAATTGAAAGCTTAAAACCCATTATTTTTTCCTATACCGCCGTGTTTTCTTGGCTATCTTCTTTGGTTGCTTAGAAACTTGTTTGCCTTTCTTTGTTGCTTTGCGTTTTGCGCGAGTTGTTGCCGCGTACTCTTTTTTACTTAACGCTTTTATAGCCTTTTCGGGCAAGTATCTTTCCCCAGTAGCTTTCTTGCCCTGAGTAGATGGCTTGCCAGACTTAGTACGCCACTTCTGTTTAGTCCATTT